CGCGATCAGCAACGAGACCGGCTCGAACTACGAGGCCAGCCCGGCCAGCATGATGGTCCTCAAGGGCTTCAAGGAAGTCAGCCAATTCTCCACCGCCGACCCCGCCTCGCTCCTGGAGCCGTTCAAACAGCTCGTCATCAGCATCGCCACCACGACCTCCACGCCGCTGTGGAAGTTCTCCGGCATCGGTGCCCAGACGCCGTCCGGCGAGATGCTCAAGGTCGCGGAGCAGCCGCTGGTGCAGAAGGCTCTGGATCTGATGCCGATGCTCGCCGACCCGTACGAGGCTGCGTACGAGTTCGCGCTGCGCATCCTCGGCGTCACGGCGAAGGTGAAGATTTCGTGGGCGAACCCGGCCACCAGCGACCTGATGGAGGCCTGGCAGCTGGTCAAGCTGAAGATCGAGTTGGGTGTGCCGCGCGACGTCGCGTTCATGCAGGCCGGCGTGAGCGAGGCGCAGGCGCAGGAGTGGGCGAAGTCATACGACGACGTGTTTGCCACCGCCGCCTACTACCAGGGCCGCGCCACGATGTACCTGGCGCAGGCAGATCTGCTCAAGCAGCAGGCGGTGGCGGCGAAGATCGCCAACGGCGTTCCCCAGCTGGTCGCGCTGACCGAGGCCGGCTATCCCGAGGACGACGTGCAGGGGTGGCTGGCCGACGCCGAAATGGAACGCACCCTCGAACGCAAGGTGCAGCTATTCCAGCAGCTGACCCAGGGCATGCAGTCCCTCGGCATGTCGGTGCAGCTCAACGTGATCAGCGCGGAGGGCGCGAACGACATCGTGACGAGCCTGTTCGGTGAACTGCTGCCGCAGATTCCCGCGGCCGCGCTCGAGACCGACACGGACCCGGACGCGCCGGATGAGGCGGCGTTCCCGCACGGCGCACCGCAGCACCCGCAGTCCGACATGCCTCCCCATGGCGCGCCGCACGCGATCCCCGGCGTGCCGGGCCTGCCGTTCGGCACCCCGCCCGAAGTGCACATCTACGACCCGAACAATTAACCGGCGATGACGGCGGCGGACACCTTCCAGCAGTGGGACCTGGACGATAACCAGGCCCTGCGCTTCGAGCTGGATACCGCCGCGAGGATCGCCCGGCCGATCCGCAACGCTGTCGCCGCACTGACCGCGATGCTCATCGCGCTCGGCGCACGCTACGCCGACGAGAACGGGCAGATCCCGCAGCAGCGCGCCGCACAGATCCGCGACGCCCTGGACGCGGCACTCGCGGCGCTGATGCTCGATCTCGCGGCGCAGGCCACTCGCGCGGTCACCGCGGCCTCGGCGCTCGCGCTGCGGCAGGAAACCGTTCTGCTGCGCGCCCTCGGCATCGACACGCGCGGGCTGCGCGTGCGCCTGAACGACCCGGTGCTGCACCAGGCGGGAGCGTCGACCAACCGCGTGCTCGCCGCCGCGGTCAACGATGTCCAGCGGTTCGCCGCGACCGACCCGTTCACGACGGTCAGGGACATCGAGGCCGCGGTAGCGAAAGCCGGTTCGATCGCGCCGCGCATCGAGGCGAACATCAGGTTCCTGACCAACCGGGCGATCAACGAGACGACGCGTGAACTCGCGCGCGCCGCATCGCCCCTCACCGCGCCGTCGGCCGAGAGCGCAGGGCGCGCTCCCGTCGACGGCATCACGCTCACGCCGCAGGCAGGCAACCGGTCGGGGGAGCCGCCGCTCAGCTCGAACGAGCGCACGCCGCTGGTCGATCGCGGGCTGCGCGTGGTATGGGTCGCCGAGCGCGACGCGTGCCTGGTGTGCCTCGCCCTGTCCGGCCACGTCGCGGACCCGAACGAGGGCATCGGGTTCGATGAGGACGCCACGTTCGGCCCGCACCGCCCTACCCCGGTGTGGCCGCCGGGCATGCCGCTGATGGCCCCCCCGCGGCACCCGAACTGCCGCTGCCGGCTGCGGATCATCCGCGCGGACAACGTGCTGGTGATCGAGGCGCTGCGCCGCGAGGCCGAGCGCTCGGTGGCGCGCGGCTGGTCGGGCTACGACTCCAAACGGGCCCGGCTGCACGCGGCTGACCGGCTCATCGCGCACGCGAACCGGCTGCCGCGCACCGTGCAGGAACGCGCCGCACGCGACGCGGCCCGCGGCGCGTTCAGCAGCCGACACAAACCCCGGTCCCCACTGCGGGCCGGATAACCAGCGGAGGAGAAGACGATGGCACAGGACCCGACCAAGACAGGCCCGGCCGAGGACGAGCCGGAAGAGGGCGAACTGGAGGAGCCCGAAGGCGCCGAGGATGGCGGCGAGGATGAGGAGGAGGAGGAGTGGACGCCCCCGACCCGTGAGCAGTGGCAGGCGCAGCAGGAAGCGCACCAGGCCGCGCTCAAGGCCGAGCGCGCGAAACTCGCGCGGGCACGCAAACAGGCCGAGCGCCTGCGCAAGGGCGCCGCGGACCAGGAAGGCGCCGACAGCGCGCCGACCGGTGAGGGCACCGGACCGACCGGGCAGGGCGGCGAGGCGGTGTGGCGCCGGCGTGCGGTGCGCGCCTCGGCGAAGGCGCAGTTGCTCGACCGCGGAGCCGACTCCGAGACCGTGGCCCTCAGGCTCGAGGGCCTCAAGCCGGAGAACGTCGGGTTCGACGACCAGGACGAGCCGGAACTCGACGACTGGCTCGACGAGATGGAGGAGCGCTACCCGAAGCTGTTCACCAAGCCGGGCACGAGCGTGCAACCGCAGGAGCGTCAGCGTCCGGGACGCATCAACCAGGGCGCGGCCGCCGGCTCCCGCCCGGCGCGCGCGAAGCTCTCGCTCGGCGAGCAGATCCTCGCCAACTCGCAGAGCGGCACCCGGCGCCGCGCCTGACAGGGCAGTAGGCCCGGCCGGCCCCGACGCCAGGCGCGGCCGGGCAACCCATATCGAACATTCGTTCAGCACGGTGTACTCTCTCGATAGATCACCGAGCCAGAGCGCAGGTGATCCCCCGGCGCCAGAGCGCGCCACCCGAACTGAATGAGCACGACACCGTTCGTTAGCAGAGCCTCGACGGTCCAGCCCACGCCTGGAGCCGAGGACTCTCCCCTCCGGGCCCATATGACGGACTCCGGAGGAGCAGCCACACATGGCAGCCCGCGATTTTTCGTCCTGGACCCCCATCGTCTGGGACACCGAGGTCGCCCAACGCGAGGTCCAGGCCTCAGCGATCTACGACCTGGCGCGCGAGAAGAACATGACCTCCAACACCATGGAGATCCCGCGCTTCACCAACGCCATGGTCGGCGGCGGCTCACAGCTGACCGAGGACACCCAGGACGGCGACACCGTCCCCCTCTACGGCTACCAGTTCAACGGCAAGGACACCCTCGACGAGGCAGAATTCGAGGACTCCCCGGCCAACGAGATCGACGCGGTCACCGTGGAATGGATGAACTCCTTCCACATGAACTACGACAACTCGTGCATCGGGGTATCTGCCGCACGCTCGAGCGTGGCCACGAACTACCAGCCGTACAACTCGATCTACTACACAGTGCGGCACACCGACTCCGACGTCGGATACACCGCGGACACGAACTACACCAAGACCGGCAGCGGCGGCCTGACCTACGACCTGCTCAACGCGGGGCTCGGCAAGGCCGAGTCCACGAAGTTCTGGAACAGGGTCAACGGCGTCGCACTGGTCGAGCCGGGCCTCCAGCAGGCGATCCGCGGGATCAAGGACGACGACGGGCGCCCGATTTTCGTCGAGTCCTCCGGGGGCACCGCCGGCGGCGGTGTCGTTCCGCAGTACCGGCTGTTCGGCATCCCGGCGTACTTCACCTTCGGCGCGCGGGTGAGCAACAGCTTCGACGCATTCCAGCGCGGCACCTACGGCAACCCGCTGATCGTGTTCGCGAACCGGCGGCACATGGTGCGCGGCAACCGCATCCCCCCGCAGGCGCAGTTCATCAACGCCAACATCAACACTGCGGCGCTCGAGCACACGATGCAGTTCCGGGCCAGGCAGGGGTTCGCGGCCACGGTCCCGCAGGGCTTCAGCGTGATCGAGGTCGGCGCGTAGCAGATCCGTGAGTCTCCCTGCTGGCGGTTGCCTCCGTGGCCGCCGGCAGGGCCCGCGCGACAACACGAACGGGAGGTGATCTGCGATGGCTGCATCGACTGTCAACGGCAAACTGCTCAGCCCCCTGTCGGCGCAGCCGGCCAGCGCGCAGATCGCTATCCAGCTCGTCGACTACGACGACACCCCGGTCGTCGGGTTCAACACGAGCGACAGCACCGAGATCCTCGCCGCCGACACGATCATCCCGACTGACACGGGGTTGTGGACGGCGCAGCTCGTGCCGAATGCCGACATCCAGCTGACCGATGGCACGCTCCAGACCGCGTACCGGGTTACCGAGTCCGGCGCCGGGGCCGTCTTCACGTACTGGATCATCGTCACCGCGACGTCGCCGGCGTGGGTCGGCTCGCTGCGCACCACTCTGGTAGGCAACTCCGGAGGGAGTGCGGCGGCCGGGATGGCTGTCGCCGGCGCGTTGACCGTCGGCGGCAAGGCCACGCTCAGTGGCGGCCTGGAGCTGCCGACCGGCGCGAGCGCCGGGAAGGTGTGGACAGCAGCCGATTCGAGCGGCGACGGGGCGTGGCAGCCGGCCGCCAGCGGCGGCGTGCAGCTCGGCGCCGACCTTGGTGGTACCGACGATGCTCCCGAAGTCATCGAAACGCACCTCACGAATCCTCTGCCCGTAGATCAGGGCGGCACCGGCGAGAGCAGTGCGGCAGCCGCGTTCAACGCGCTGTCCCCGGCTACCGTGCTCGGCGATCTGATCTACGCCTCCGCTGCGCTCACTAGCTCCCGGCTTCCCGGCAACACCGCGGCCGTCAAGAAATTCCTGGCACAGACGGGCGACGGCACGAACTCCGCCGCCCCCACGTGGGCAGGCATCGACATCAGTGACCTGCCGTACCAGCCATGGCAGTTCCCGGTCGTCACTTATGGCGCCAAGGTGAATGCCAAGCTGGTCTCCGACGGCGCGATGGCACAAGGCAGCAATGTGCTCGCCTGCACCACGAGTCTGCCGTTCGGCAATGCCGCGGCGAACATGCCCATCGAAGTAGAAGGGGCCGGACCGCCCGGAGTCAGCACTCTGGTCACCTCGATCCAGAGCGTGACCGACTCCGGCCATCTGGTCCTGGCCGACGCGGCCTCTACCGCCGTCGCCAACGCGACGGTGATCTGGTCGAACGACGACAACACTGCCGTCCAGAACGCGGTCACGGACGCCGTCGCCTACGCCCGAGCGCACAACGGCTACGCGCAGGTGCTTTTCCCCGACGGCGGCTGCGGTATCGCCGGCGCGCTCTCGCACGCAAATCTGGGAAATGCCCAGGTCACATTGCCGATCATCCCCGTGACCGAGAACACGGTGACCCTGGAGTTCCGGGGCGTCGGCACCGGCAACGCGATCAGGCACTGGCAGCAGACCGTGCCGCAGCGCTCCGGATCCTGCCTGATCTCCTACGGGGTGTATCCATCGCTCGACGCGTTCAACAGCGACGTCAACACCAACGGACAGTCCTCGCTCATCGGCGGTCCCACCGGGCCGAACGGCTACGGCGACGCAAGCTTCCTGTTCTCCAACATGCACGTGGTCCTCAAAGACATCAGTATCCTGACGACCTACTCTGCGGACGGGCTCGGCTACAGCGGCGTGTGGTTGTGGGGCGTCGACCAGTGCAACATGGTGGACGCCGGGTTCAACACCACAGCGGTGTTCAACAACGGCACCGGCGAGCTAGGCAGCGTCGGCGCGCTGGCGACAGGCGGTTCAGTCGCGATCGGCCTGCCCGCCACCAGCAACCAGAACAACGTGACGCTGGACCGCGTCACGGTCGGCGGCGGCTACACCTATGCATGCATCGCCCCTGAGCACCTGGAATTGCACGGCTGCCACTTCTTCTACTGCTGGGCGGCCCTCGCTGTCGTCGGCTCGTGGCACGACGGTTCGGCGACGGCGAACACCTCAAGCCACAAGATCAAATTCACCCAGATCGGCATCGAGGGCTGCGCGCACGACATCTTCATCCTCGGTGCGGGAGCGTCCGGCATTGGTCCGTATATCGAGGGCTCCATCGACTGTGAGAGCGGCCTGTCCATCTGGGACGACGGCCACGGCGGTCTAGCCGCGGCACGCGGCGAGATCCACGTGTCCGGAACCACGGGCGGCACGGTGAGCACCTCCTCGGCCACCGGGCTGACCATCATCGACGAGCGCCAACCCAACGGTCCCGGTGCCGCGTGGGCGCTTGGCCTCGGCACGCCGATGCAAAACCCGCAATGGCGCTGGGCCACGGTTGTCCTCTCCGGCGGCAGCGCCCTGACAGATGTTCAACTCGGCAATCTGCGCGGCGGCGGGGCAGCGCCCGCCATGGCCGCCGTCTACAGCCAGACCCCCGGTGCGCTGCCGCCAGTGACCGTTCGAGTACCCCCGGGCGGCTGGCTCGAAGTGGTCGGGACCGGATCGGCACCCACGGCAACAGTCGTCTACGACTGAGGGGAGGCAGCACATTGACAACCTATGAGCCGGGGCAGACCGCGACCTTCGAGGCCGTGTTCACCGGCGACGCCAACCCCATCACCGCGGCGATCCTCGACTCGGCCGGCAACGTGCTGCTGCCCCCGACGCCGTACGGGATCTCCCACATCGGGATCGGCCAGTACCTGTTCGCATGGCCGATCCCCGCCGATCAGGGCGCGGATACGCTCAGCGTGCGGTGGGCCGCGACCGTAGGCGGCGTGGCCGAATCGTCGCAGGAGGGCTTCACCGTCTCCCCGACGGGCGGCAACGGCGCCTGGTGCTCCGTGGCGGACGTGCTGAGGTTCACCGGCACCGCGGTCGAGCAGATCGACGTGACGGTGGCGCAGCAGTGGATGGAGGCGCTGATCGGCCGCGTGTGGCGCGCCACCGACTCCAGCCGCAGCGACTTCTACTGGCTGACGCGCGCGACCGCGTGGCAGGCGCTGTACGTGAACGCGCACCCCGAACTCAAGACCATGATGGACGTGGCCAGCATCTCGCAGGACGGCCTGTCGATCACGTTCAAGGGCTCGTCGCAGTCGGTGGCGATCTACTCGCCGGTCGCGCTGCGGTTCCTCAGCCGCCTGTTCCGCGCCAGCAACGCCACCCTCCGGTTCAACTCAGGCTTCCAGAAGAATCGCCGCGCGCGCGACGGCGTGGGTGTCACGGCGGGGGTTTCGGTGCCGTGGAGGAACATCTGATGATCGCGACCCCGACCACGACCGTCGACGTCCTGCGCGGCACCACGACGAACCAGTGGGGCGACGAGATCGACGCCGACACCGCCGTGCCCGGCATGAGCGGCCTGCCCGCATCGATCATCGAGCAGCGCCAGCGGCCGCACGAACCCAAGGACAGCGAGGACCGGATCGTGCGGTACTTCAAGGGCCGTATGAACCGCGGCCTGGACGTGCGCAAGGGCGACCGGCTGCGCGACGCCGCGGGGACCGTGTACGTCGTGGACAACCTGTATCAGCAGGCCAACCCGTTCTGGGCACAGGACCTGTCCTTCGACCTGTCCCTGACCACGTAGGAAGGAGTGATCGCCGTGGCGAAGTCCAACCGGTCGAGTCTGTCGGCCGCGACCAATGCGAAGCGCAACACGAAGAAGGGCCGCAAGGCGATGCCCGCGAGCGACTTCGGGCTGCCGGGGCCGCGCAAGTACCGGATCGACGACCCTGCGCACGCCCGCAACGCGCTCGCGCGGTCCGCGCAGAACGCGACACCGGCGCAGCAGGCGCAGATCCGGCGGCGCGTGAAGGCGAAGTTCCCCTCGATCGGCAAGACCAACCGCAAGAGCGTCTAGCAGCATCGCGGCACGCAGGCCGGGCAGACCGGCCGCCGCACCCGGGCACCATCCGTCCAGGCCGCAGAGGCAGGAGGCAGCACGATGACGACGACGTATCTGCGCGTTATCGCGCGCCCGATCGGCGGTCGGCGATGACGGGCGCGCTGCTGCTTCCCCACAACGAACTCGTGCTCGCGGCGTGGATCCAGGCGGTCCTCGGCCAGGTCGGTGGTGTGGGCTCGAAACTGCCCGGCGACGCGGCCAGCTGGGCGCAGAGCGGGTTCGTGCAGATCGCCGTCGTCGGTGGCTCCTCCAGCCCGTACATGCCGCTCAAGTCGCCGGTGTTCGGCGTCAAGTGCACCGCCGTCGCGCCGAACGGAGGACGTCAGCCGGTGTGGGATCAGGCCAACCAGCTCGCCGAACGCATCCGCGCCGCGTGCTTCACCGCACAGCAGGCCCCGCAGGAGGTCACGCTGCCGTCCGGCTACCAGCACGCGGCCGTGCGTAGCGCCTATCTGCTCAACGAGCCGCGGCGTGTCGGTGGCGACGACTCGGCGTTCGCCCGCTACGTATTCGATCTCCAGATGCACTGGACGGCGGTGGCCTTGTGAGCGCGCGCGTGACGGTGCAGATGGCGGACGGCTGGCAGGGGCATCTGCGCGAGGCCGAGTGGGTGTTTCTGGACACGGCGCTGGGGCCGGACATGGTGGCGGACGCGAGGCGGTACGTGCCGATCGACACCAGCCGCCTGCACGATTCGCTCGACCACGCGGTCGTCGACGCCGGCGACGGCGTGCCGCAGCTTCAAGTCGGCTCCTTCCCGGACGACGAGGGCGAAGTCGAGTACGCGCTCGCGGTCGAGTTCGGCTTCCACGGCGAAGAGGTCGTGCGCGAGCACGTCGTGCACCGGGGTTTCAAGGACGGCGACGTCGCGGTCGGCCATGTGGTGCGCGAGCACGTCCGCCATGCCAACCAGCCGGAAGAACCATATTTGAGACCCGCTTTATATCAGGAGCGTTACTAATGTCGACGAAGATCAGGCACATTTTCCAGCCCCGCCAGGAGGTCGAGGTCTCCGATCAGGAGGCGCAGGTCCTCGAGGCGCAGGGGCTGCTGTATCAGGGCAGCGACGAGGACCTGAAGGCGCTGCTCGCCTCCGACCCCGTGGGTCCGCTGGACCCGCGCCCCGCCGTCGTCGAGCCGCCGGACAAGACCCCCGCGAAGGGTGCTTCGCCGTCCGACGCGAAGCCGCCGGCCGCGACCGCGCAGAAGGAGAACTGAAGCCGTGGCACGCCAAACCCTCACGGTTCAGCAGCTCACTAAGAGCGTGCTGCTGAACCCGACCTACTCGGTGCTGACGGGTTTCACCGGGGTGCAGTGGCAGAACACGGGCCGCGAATGGCTCGCGATCATCAACGGCGCGACGGCGTCGAATTACACGGTGAACGTCGGCACGTCTATCGGCGGCCATGCGGTCGCGGCGGACGGCCCGACGGCGTTGCCGACGAATAACACGGTTCCGCAGCTGCTGGGGCCGTGGGACCGCTACTACAACCAGGCGGACGGCAACATCTGGATCGATTTCAGCAGCGTGGCCACGGTGACGGTGGCGCTGCTCCAACTGCCGGGAGTGGTGTTCTGATATGACCGCGACGACGAACCCGAACAACGCGATCATGGGTCCGATCAACATGTGGTACGGGGCATTCGGGGTGACGGAGCCCGCGCAGAGCAACGCCGCGCTGATCGCCGACCCGGGTGCGGGCTGGACGTTCGCCGGCGGCACGCAGGGCGGTGTGCAGTACGAGATCGACCACACGATCACGGACCTGACGTTCGACCAGGTGGTCGACCCGATCGGGGGCCGCATCACGGGCCGCTCCGGGATGGTGACGTTCAACGGCGCGGAGCCGACGATCGCGCTGTTGGCGATGGCGTTGAACAACGTCGGGACGACGACGGTGGGCAGCGGGATCACGGTTTACGATCCGGGGCAGCCGAATGCGGCCACGCCGCTGACGTACAACGCGATCCTGCTGGACGGGTGGGCTCCGGTGCTCTCGTCGGGTCTGCCCGCGCGGCGCCGGATGATCTTCCGTAAGGTCTTGAACCAGGCGAAGATCACGACGGTTGGGGATCCGACCAAGCAGGTCGTGTGGGCGCTGAGCACGAAGATGTACTACGTGTCCGGTTCTATTAGTCCGTACATCAAGATGGACCAGACCGCGTGAGCGCCCCGAAGCCGCGGGCGGCCAAGCCGAGGCAGGCCGCGCCGGTTCAGCTCAAGAAGCGCTCGGCCGCGGCGGCGCGCGAGCCGCTGTTCTCGATTGACGACGTCGAGTACACGATGCCGGCCGCCGTCGAGCTCGGCGACAGCATCGCGCTGGCGAACATCCTGCGCTTCCAGCCGACCGAGGACGCCAAGGGCGTGGAGCTGGTGCGGCACCTGTGCGGGCAGCAGGCATTGAACGCGCTGATGGGCGATGCCACGATGACCCGTGCCGAATGGCGGCGCATCGTCGAGCTGCTGAAGGAGCGCGCGTTCGGCCCCGAGGAGCAGCGGGAGGGCGACGAGGGAAACTGACGCGGCGGCTCCGGCAGGTCGCGTGGGTCGCCAGCTATCTGGAGGACCTGCGCTCGGACTTCTCGGCGATCCACCGGATCGACCCGGACGCCTTGGAGTCCCTGCCGGCGCCGCGCGCGTACGCCCTGGCCTACCGGATCAACGCGTATCAGGGGTTGATCCGTGGCCGCTGGTTGGCGCAGGAGGCGGAGAAGACGCCTGCGGTGCCGTCTGGTCCGCAGGAGATGAAGGGCGGCGAGTGGCTGGCCACGCGTCCGCGGGCTGTGCTTGATCAGATCTCGAAGACGCCGATCCGGAAGGGGTGACCGAACGTGAGCTTCAAGATCGCGGACGCGTACGTGGCCGTCGACCCGGCCGACGACGACGCGTCGTTCGAGCTCGGGCTGCGCCGGATCGTCGAGGAAGCCGCCGCGAAGGTCGAAGCGAAGGTCGGCGCAGGCCTGCGCGACGACGCGCCCGGTTCGCTGCGCGAGGACCTGGACGTCGCCCTCGAACTGGTGACCACGGGCCTGGACGCCAACGTCGGCCTCGGGCTGCACAACGACGCCGTTGAGGAACTCGACGCCGACGTGAAAGCGGGCGTCGAGCTGGTCGGGGAGAACAACAAGGTCAAGGTCAAGGTCGACCCGAAAACGGCGCAGGACGCCGGCCAGGAGGGCGGGCTGCTGCTCGGCTCGGCGCTTGTCGCGGGCGCCGCGTTCGCACCGGGTCTGATCGTGGCTGGGATGGCCGGTGCGGTCACGGCTGCGGGCGCGCTGCTGACGAAGTCGAACGCGGACGTGCAGGCCGAGGCTAAGACTCTGGCCTATGACGTGTCGCACGAGATGTCTGACGCGGTCTCGTCGTTCGTGCCTGCGATGCAGGCCGCGATGGTGAACATCGACAAGGCGGTAACGCAGGAGAAGCCGCAGATCAAGGCGCTGTTCAACGATGCCGAGCCGGATCTGCTCAGCTTCACTTCCGGCGTGACCGGGCTGGCGACGCATACGATCCCCGGGTTGACGACAGCGGTGGATCAGTCGCGTGGGATCGTCGCCGGATTCACCGGTGAGCTTCCTGTGCTCGGCGACGGGGTCGGCCGGTTTTTCACTGGGTTGACGACGGACGCGCAGTCGACCGAAGTCGGGATCCGAGACATCGTCGATGTGACGTCGACTCTGGTCGGCACGCTGGGGCATGTGCTCGGGTCGGCCTCTGCGGCGCTGTCGGAGGACTTCAATGCGATCGAGCCCGCGTTGAACGGCACGCTGACCGTGATCGACAAGATCGCCAATCCGGCGACTGTCGGCGGTCTGGTTGGCGCGTTCGGCGCCATGAAGTTCGACCCGTTGATCGGCAAGGGGCTTCAGAGCGCGAGCAACGGCCTCGTGGAGGTTGCCGCGAAGGCCGACGGCGCGCGCGGGCTGCTCGGGTTGAGTGGGAGCGCTGCGGAGAAGGCTGCGGGCGGCTTCGGAAAGATGGCGGACGTCGTCGGCGGCCCGTGGGGGATCGCTATCGGCGCCGGCGTCGGGCTGCTCGGCGGCCTGGTGTCCAGCTTCCACTCGATGACGACGAGCGCATCGGACTTCACGGCCGCTGTGGCGCAGGACAACGGCGTGGTGGGCGCGTCGACGACGGCGATCATCCAGAACCAGATCGCGAAACTCCAGCTGAAGTCCGTGCAAGACGATCTCGGCGTGTCGCAGGCCACGTTGATCGAGTACGCGGCTGGCGAGAAGGCCGCGCAGGAGAAGGTCAACGCGGCGTACAACGCCAAACAGGCCGCGCTCGACAAGCTTGTTCCGTCGACGGAGCGTCTTGGCCGTGCCGCGACGTCGCAACAGGTCGCGACGCGGGGGGAATCTAACGAGCTTGCGAACGCGAAGTCCCGGCTCGATCAGATGACAGTTGCGGTCAAGCAGGCGCTGAAGGATCAGAACGATCAGAACCAGGCGTACCTCGCCGCGACCAAGTCGGCCGGGATTTTCGCGGGGATGGTCGATACCGCGACGACCGCGTTGCAGACGCACGCCGAGCAGACCTCGATCGCAACGGTCGCGTCTCTTCAGCTCGGCGACGGCCAGCAGCAGCTCGGCCAGCAGCTGTCGAACATCCTGTACAACTACCAGCTCACCTCCGCTGCCGCGCAGGGTTACAGCTCAGTGCTGCAGGCGCTGCTAGGCGCCACTGCCCAGCTCGACGACGCGGAGAACACGCTCGACCAGGACGTGTTGAACGCGAAGACCTCCTTTAAAGCGAACAGTTACTCACTGGCCGAGAACACGCAGGAGGGAATCAACAACCGGATGGCGCTCAGCGCGGCGTCGAAAGCGATCATTCAGCTTGGTGTCGACCAGGTGAACGCGGGCAGCAGCATCGACCAGGCGAACCGCACGATTGACCAGCAGATCGACGCATTCGTCAAGGCCACCGGGGCGACCGGCAAGCAGAAGGACAAGATCGAGGAATACCTCAAGAAGATCACGCAAATCCCGCCGGATATCTCGACGAAGTTCCACGCAGACACCTCCGGCGCGGAAGCCCAGGTAGACCGCCTGTACAACTACGTGAGCAGCAAGATCAATGGCCTCAACTCCGAGGTCATCTCACCTATCGTGGGGCACGCAGTGCCAGGGCTGGCTGGCGGCGGCCCGTTCGAAGCCGGTGACGTGCGTGTCGTCGGCGAGGAAGGCCCGGAAATCGTGGTCTTCGGGGGCGCTGGGCACGTGATCCCGAACGACCAGATCCGCACCGTCGGCGGCACGTCGGCCACGCCGAAAGCAGCCGGCCTCGGCATGACGATCGGCACCCTGAACATCTCGATCCCGATGCAGGGGATCGTGGACTTCACCGACCCGATCAACATGACCGCCGCTGCGCGCCGCATGGCGGTCAACATCAGCAACGCGCTGGTTCAGGTCAACCGCGCTAGAACAGGGGCTGTGCACTGATGGCCTTTTCCACGATCCAGATCGGGCGCCTGGCGCTCAAGGAGCTGCCGCAGAATCCGGCCGTCGAGACGGTCAGCCAGGGCTCGCAGCAGCCTCCGCAGCGTCTGCTGCGCATCACCGGGCAGGAGAACTACCCCGTCACGACACAGGCCTCGCTGGCGGCCATGCACGACGACGCGCAGGGGCTCGCCATCGGCAACTACCTGGTGCCGGTC